GGGGATACCAAGACAGCTGCACTACGTGTGTTGCCATCTCGGAGATCATAGGAAGCAGCCTCGACTCGAGCGACTTGACTCCCTGTACCCGTTATTGGCCCAAGATCGAGCTCTGACCACAATAAGCGGCCAGAAACAATCGTGGGATCTCGAAGATTTCGCCTAATCTCGAGGGAATACCTATCAGTATTATTGAGCTTAGAATGCTCATAATGCCAATACATGGAACCTCTCATCCCCTTAAAACATGGTACCCACATGTGAAAAGGTGTGTTGACTGCGAATGAGTAGGGTTTGTTGCCACTTACGTAACTGACAGCGTTAAAATTCGAGGTGGGATCAAAACCGTTAAAATACGGGAAAATGGAATTGTTAAAAACAACCCACTTAATTAGATAACCACCTGGCAAAGAATTATTAAAGATGTGCAAAGTCACGTTCGGGTTAGCTCTACGGAGAACAGTGCGCAAAGAACGCACTGGGTCCCCAAAGTAAACGTCGTACTGATGCTGATCTGTATTATCAACCGAAGAACCAGAAATCGATACCTCTCCACCTTGTGGGGGGAAGTACGAAAAGGTCCTATCGAGAGGATTCTTAGGAACACAAAACTCAAGGTTTGGTGAACCACGCACAAAGATCAAAATACGCACGGTCGCCGAAGGCTCGGGGGCTGACAACGCATTCAAAACGGAACACGTCAACATGCCATTTGTCGTCTCCGCGTCAACGAAGTTAACAAAGGCTTGTCCCTTAACACGCAAATAGGATAAAGCACCAACAGCATTAAGCTCTGGTGTCTTCAACCAATGACGTGCTTGATTGTAGGGAATTCGAATCTCAATATCTTTTTCTTGAGATATATCAACCACCCGATTCAGCGCTGTGTTATTATTAGCACTAGATCCGAAAAGGGCCAACATAGGGTCCCAAACAAAACGCAGTCTACCTCGATGGTATTCTGAACAAATAATTTTGAAACGGAAGATTACGTCTCCTCGCCAATAACCAAAAGTCTGACTAAGCAAACCAATGGGGGCAAAGGAGATTTCGTCTCCATTCAAAACATTAGGTCCAACTACATAATGAGTGGGATGCACTGGAGAAGCAATAATGGTCGTGTTGGTCACATCTGTAGGTGACCAGATACAAGAACCTATATAAGCCTCTCTCTGTGCTAGATTGCTGATGGTGAGTTCGTCAACATCACCTAAACCAACAGTACGAGGATCAACACTCAACTCGCACTTGGGATCCAGTGAAAAAGTATCACCTGGAACTGAAATGGCCGCTGAAGCCAATCCATGGTAAGGAGCTTGTCTAACAGGCTCAACATTAGCAATATTAGGCGGATTAGTCCACCCGAATAATGAAGCAATTTTGGAAACCGCGGATGCCCCCATTGAGGTGGCCTTAGCGAAAATTCCAATACCTGGCACAGAGGTCAACGGTTTAGCAATAGCGGCTACCGTACCCGCAATAGAGGATACTGGTCGCTTGGCATACTCGTCCATAGATTTAGCTGTCGCAGCTTGCCACATTTGTGGAACGCGATCAACTACATCGGATAGTACACCCATCTGCAACGAAGCTTTGTGCGTGAGTCCAGAGAGTTCAACTTTCTCGAACCACACATAAACTTGTATATCAACTTCTTGACCAACGGACCCATTCGCGGTATCTAAAGAATCAGCTTCAAAGAACCGCAAAGCGCCCATATTCTGCACTTCAGAAAGATTGGTTAAATCCAACCAGTCCAAATCGTAAAGAAAGGGGAAAACGATTTCACCACCCTGGCTTGTTGCAGGCAACAACCAAATGTGTGGAAACTGAGAATACTCGCAAATACGATTATCAGATATATTAGCTGCAGCACTCACATCATAGCCATGAGCTACGAGAGGTTCGTATGCAGCAATAAGTGCTCCATAATTAAAAGGTGAAGAATTAACTAACACCTTAATATGTATCTCCCCCTGGAAGAAAGCATA